TGCGGCACGTCACCAGGACGCGGCCATCATCTTTCAGGGTGAGGCGGAGTGAGGGGGTGGTGTCGCCGTGGACGGGGCACAGGGTGAGGTAGCCGTCGCCGTTCTCACCGTCGCGCTCGGCCCCTCCTAACCGGTGAACGATGTCGGAGAACGTGATGGTCATAGAGCCTCAATCACCGATAGAGGTGAAAATCCGTCACGCGGATTCGAGGGCCTTGAGCACCTCAACGAACGTGCTCAAATCCATCACGACGTACCCATCCCCGACGCCGTGCTCACGCTTCTTCATCACGGCGCACCCGAACCGGGCACCCTTGTTCACGGCCCGTGAGTTGGCGTCCCGCACGTTCTTCGACAGGTCGACCTTGGCCCTGTCACGACACTCAAAAGCCCAGCCGGGAACGCCGCCGATGTCGCCAGCGTCAGCGTCCCCAGCGGGGGCGAGGCGGAAAGCCTCAGTGAAGCCATGGTCCCGAAGGAACTTGGCCACCGAGTTTTCCCACCTCGTCCCCTTCTGTTTGCTTGGGTTGGTCATGCAGGTACAAGTGCGTCATCGCACGAGGCGCACAGGTGGTCGCCGTTGTAGATCGACAACCGCGCTGTGCAGTTGTCTCCGGCACAGACCCGGCCCTTCTCGTACTGCTTCTGGAGCGTCACTCCGTAGTAGCGCCGCGGGCGCATCCTCATGCCGGAACCAGCAGTGCATCCACGACCTCAGGCACCGGCCCGGTGATCGAAATCTGGGGCTTGTTGAACGAGAAGGGCTTGTCGTCCTTCTTGGACTTGAACGTGACGCCCACTATCTCTATGACGCCCATCGCCCGGCCACCGTGGCTCTCCAGTTCGTCCTGAAGATGACCAACGGGCGGCTGCCAGATGCGGCCCGCGTCCATCTTCTCTTTCAGCCAGTGCGGGTCACCGTCGTGGAGACCCCAGGACGATGACTGGAACCGACCAAGGCCAGCGTCGGGTAGGTCAACGAGCCTGAAGGTCGCCTTCACGGACGGCTTGCAAGCAGCCTTCTGATTGGCGGCTTCCTTCCACAACTTCTTCTCGGGAAACATCGCCTTGCAGGCACAGGCCGTCGACTTCTCGTCCTTCTGCGACTCCCCGTTGCAGGCCCTCAGGGGCCGCTCACCTCCGAGCCCCCAGAAGGCGTATTCGCTGTCCAGGGAGCAGATGATGATCTCCAGCCGCTTGGCGTCGGTCAGCACCTCAATGGCCTCTTCGGTTGTGGTCTCCCATTCTTGGGGCTTACCGCCGTAGATCTCGGCGATGTCGGCTGCAAGCAGTGGGTCACCTGTCGTGACGCGGAAGGCATCGAGGCTCTTTGGAACCCCGTTCACCTGTTGACCCATCCTGAGTCGAAACGTGAAGTCGTCGTACCCAAATGCCTGCGGTACGTCGGGGAATAAATCTGTGGTTCTCATTGGAACCCTCACTTTCTGTCTGGTGTTTGTGGAGTGCCCAGCACTCCTCTTTTGATTTCGCTGGTCCACTTGGTCAAGTGGAGTAGCGACCTGAAGACCTCCTGAATGTCGTCACCGAGGCGCACCGGAATCAGCCGGTAGCCCTCAGGTCGGAGGTGCAGAGCAAGTGCGCCCGTGACGGCGGGCATCGGACGGGACGTGCCGTCGGCGGAGACCAACTCGGTGAAGTTCGAGTACGCGTTCAACTGCAACGCGATTTCCTCGTAGATGCCGCGGCCGGTCTTGAGGTCCACCAGGAGCAGGTCCCCGCCAATGACGGCGATGCCGTCCATCGTCCCGGCGTAATCGTCGACCTTGTTGAAGCCGGTGGCCTCGACCTCAACCCATTCGGGTTCCCAGTCGGCCAGGAACTGGTGATAGTGGTTGATGGTCGGCTGAAGTTCGGGTGGGACGTAGCCCGGCCCCTCCCCCCGGTTGATGCTCTCCACGATGGCGTGGAGTTGGGTGCCGGTGTCGGCCGCTGCACCTGAGGATCTGCCGGGTGCCCTCTTCAAGAAGTCGACGGCCCCGTCACGGTTGTGGGAGGTGATCATGTTCATCACCGCTCCGAGGTTGTCCACGCACTCGGTGGCCACGACCTTGGCGGCCCAGTATTGGAGGAACGGTTTGGCCAGTTCGTTGAGGACGGAGGTCACTCCGATGGACTTGCTGCCGTCTACCGGATGGACGTACCAGCGCTTGTTCTGGCGTTGGATGGTCTTGACTGCGGGGGTGGTCATAAACCCCTAATCACCGACCGGGGTCGGAATCCAACATCCGAAAACGACGAAGAGGCCCCTCACCGAAGTGAGAGGCCCCGCCGTACTGATGGTTGGTTAGGTGTTCTTCACGACCCGGACGACTCGCTCGCCGGTTACTACGGCGAACACGGCCAGGATGGCTGCCGTCTCGTTCTGAGTCACTGGTAGGAACATCAACAGGGCCGCTGCTGCGGCTTCTATGAGGCTCCAAAGTCTTGCCGGGGGGAGGTAGTCACGCATGGGCGCTCCTTTGCTTTTGGAATCGGGGCACCAACCGGTCGATCCGTCGGGCAAGGTCGCTCAACGTGTCGTGGTTGGGTAGGACGTAGTCGGGCGTGAGGCCCGCGCTCTCCACCTCAGATGGGTGGGACATGACTCCGTCCAGTTGGTGAACGTGGCGGTTGATTCGGACGATGAAGCCACCATGGGCACGCACCGCCGCTGCCTCATTCGGGAAGCGACAGTCGCTAATGACCACCCTCTGGGCGGGCAGTAGCTCCCTTATGGCGGCGAATGTTTTGTCGACCCAAACGTCGGGACCATGGAGGTCACGACCCAACTCGGTGCCCAGTACCTGAAGTAGGCGGCGCACTTCGGGCCACTGGGTCTTGGAGATGTCCCATCCATGATCTGCGACCACGGCCGACAGCCGGGTGCGACCCTTCACCAGCGGGTCGAGCACCAGAGCGGCCTGCCTGATCGGATCGGCGAAGGCGAATCTGCGGAAGTTGTGGGACCCAACGAGGTGGGCAGCGGTGGCGTCCTTGCCAGCGCCCGGAGGCCCCGTCAGCCCCAGAAGGAGGGCCATGCCCCCTCAGTCACTGATGGTGGGGGGAATCCCACCCCCTCTTAGGCCGCTTTGCTGGCCTTCGTGTACCGATGGGTCACCTTCTCGGAGCGGTTGGCGAACTGAAGGACGTTCTCTTCCGTGACGAAGGTGATCTCCACCCGGCCACCGTGCTCCTTGAAGTGCACGTTCTCGCTGGGCTTGCCACCCTCGAACTGGGTGACAACGACCTTGTCGATCAAGACCCGCAAGATCTCCCTCTGCTTGTGATGCGGAAGTCCTGCCCACACTGATCCAGGCCCGACCAAATCAGCATCCGGGTCGTCGGCTGCCATCGTCAGGTCCAGCAGGACCCCGAGGTTGGGTGTCGTCTCAGGTAACAAGTCCAACTCGTCTTCGAGCGTCTGCTTGTTGGTAGCGGCGTGTCCCATCAGAACGTCGTACTCATCGTCGTCAAGGGCGCCGCTGAGGTTCTCCCGCCGGAACTTGGCCACCTTCCCAGCCAGAGCGTCGAGTTGATCGACTAGAGCCTCACGGCGGGTCAAGGTGCCCGGATCGAACCGTCCCATCATCTTGGTGGCGACGGTGTCGAGGATCTTTGAGCCGGGCTCCAGCGCCGCAACGAACAGCAGCGCCGACCGGGACACCAGGGGCTCCAGTAGATCAGCACGGATCTGATGAAGCGGACTGCAAACGGCACACCGGTAGTAGGACCGATTCTTAGGCGCTGAGAGGTGGAGGTGGCCACCACAGCGGGCGCAATCCGCTACCTGTCCGAGAAGGCTCTTGGGCTTGGCTAACGGGGCCTTACCTCCCCGTTTCCTGCGGCCACGCTTCTCCATCAACTTGTGGACCCGAGCGAACTGGCCTTCCGTGATGATCGGCGGGCAGACCTCGACAGGGTGCCCGGCATCGTCGGTGAAGTATTGACCCTTCGTCCTGTAGTACCGGTGCCCAACCAAGTGGTGGCTTCGGAAGATCTTGGCCACACCGGTTTGGCGCCACGCCGCACCTCGTGAGGTGGTGTGTCCTTCCTCGTTCAGCCAGTCGGCAATCTCATGGAGGAGGGCACCATTGAGGTACCGGTCAACCATGTCTCGAATGATCGAGGCCGCTTCGGGGTCGAGGCTCACGCCGTAGGGATTGCTGTGGTCACGCACCCACCCATAGGGCACGAAACCGCCGGGAAATTCACCCCGGCGGCGCTGTCCTTCTTTGCCCCGGCAGATGCCTTCCGACATCTCCACGATTGTCTTGCGGTCGAACTCTGAGATCAGAGCACCGATGAGTCGGTACTCCTTGCCCCCGGTGTCATGGCCATCCGTCGTGACCACCCGGCCGCCGGTCTCTTCACAGTGGTCCAGCAGGGTCCCCATCTCGACCATGCCTTCACGGGTGCAGCGGTTCATCTTCCACGCCACGAGCACGTCGTAGGTGTGGCCCATCCGTTCCATCGCCGTGTGCCACATCGGTCGGGCGTGGTCGGTCATGTGGCTGGCCGAGGTGCCCTCCTCCTCCTCGAAGATGTCCACGATCTCCAGACCCTGAGCCTCCGCTAGGCGCTCACAGTCGTGCCGTTGGTCGATGAGGGAGCGGTTGTCCCCGGCCCGTAGATCGACCGTCGACTTCCTCAGGTAGAGCGCCGCCCGTACTGGTTTCCCGTTCGCTGTCATGGTTACCCCTGTCACTGATCTCGTCGGTTTTCCAACGGGCCAGTGACAGGGATCTTGGTAAGGGATTGCTTCCCTCCCCTTCAGCGGGGGGAAGCATTCCCGTCCCTAGACCTCAGGCCACTGCCCTCAGAGGAAATTCTTGCACCCCCAGAATTGGGGGTCAAGTCATTCGAGC